CGCGGGGAGTAATATCTATGGTTGCACCGCAGCGAATACTTGGACCTTGATGAGTGGCGCAGGGGGAAGTATAACTGCAGGTACGATAGGACAGTGTGCGATTTACACCGCTACGACTGTTCTAGGCGGGACTGATTGTGCGACACTAACAGGGACTCCAGCTGCAGGAGATATATCTTATTGGACAGGGGCTACGGCACAGGCACTTTTTACGCCCAATGGCTCGTTGATTGTCGGGGGCTCTACTTCAGCTCCGACGAATTACGCGGGTTCGACAGTGACGGCAGGGCAATTGCCCACGGCGATTAGTGCATCCGGGGCATTGACAGGCACCGCAACGCCGACGCTTGGGGCATCAGGCACGTTGGGTAGCTTGACAATGGGCAACGCGACTAGCGGGACATTGACTATTCAGCCGGTAACAGGAGCGCTCGGGGCTACAACTTTAACCGCGCCTGTCGCCGCAGGAACGGGGCGAATCGGGCAAGTGATTGCCAGTGGTGCTAAGGCTTTGGCAACTTCCGCAATCAGTTCCGCCACTTGCTCCAGCGCGCAAACGGACACCGCTACGGGGACTGCAACAACAGACGCAATTATTGTTTCATTCAATGGCGATCCGACTGCGGTAACAGGCTATGTACCATTAACCACTGGAATGTTAACCATCATTCCATACCCAACGGCGGATACGGTTAATTTCAAGGTTTGCAATAATACGGGTTCCAGCATTACACCCGGGGCAATTACGCTTAATTGGCGCGTAGTCCGATAATGAAAAAATTACTTTTCGCGCTGCTGTTTGTGTTGTCGGAGATTGTTCACGCGCAAAGCGTAATGATGCCGGGACCGGGGCTGTCCCGCGTCAGTTCTACTGCTTCGCTTTTGGTACTTAATGAAAGTGGGTCAAATGGATCAACTACCTTTATAGATCAATCCCCCAACGCATTTACAGTTTCACAAGTTGGCAGCGGTGCTGCCTGGTCAACCGCACAAAAGGTTGCTAATGCAACTTCTTCGGGTTTATTTGATGCCACTAATGGTGGATTGACAGTTGCAGATAATGCCGCCCTACGCTTACAAACAATCTGGACAGTTGAGTTTTGGATACGTTCGGCTGATGTAACAACAACGACACAGATTATTTATCGCAAACGTACACCGGGCGATCCTGGGCCAATAACATTAGTTCTTAACCCCTCAGCAGGGGGTGTTGTTTATTCTCTATCATCAGACGGAATAAATAACGATATTGCAAATACTGTACTAATGCACGATGGCGGAGGATCACAACCATTAGTAGCAGATACATGGTATTACTTTGCATTAGTTTCAGATGGTACAACAATTAAACCTTATAACAATATTACAAGCGCAACCACAGCGGCAAATTATTCAAGTGGTAATACAACTAGCTCAACATCATTAGATCAGGGAACGCAACCCGTTTATATTGGATCAAATCAAAGTGGTGCAGGCGGGACTTTTAATGGTTACATACAATCGTTAAGAGTCACAAAAGGATATGCACTGTATTCATCAGACTTTACTGTGCCAACTCCACCTTTACAATGAAAACAATAATCCTATTTTTACTGTTTTGTGGATTCGCGCAAGCGAATATTGTTATTCCTGTTGCAATAACAGCGAGTACTATCAATATATCCAATATCTGCACCGGGCAAACCGTTGCGCCCGCTGCAATTATTTGTGATTCGTCAGCCACTACCAGCATTGCCAATACTAGCTATCCTTTCGGCGATCTTCAATCAACATGGACTTTTGGAGATAACAATACAACGCCCGCAGGAACATGCGGGGATTCAATCACGACTAATATAGGATTTTTTCAATGCGGAAGTAACGCGGGGGTTAATAGTAAAAATACTCAAATTGGTGGACCTGTTGCTTCACATGTTTATCAAACAGCCGGGACTTATTCTGTTTGTTATATTGCAAAATACGGTGCAGCTACTTCACCGAGTCAATGTGTTAATTGGGTCGTTACTGATCCCAATACACAGTGGGCGACCACGAAAACTATTTGCGTCTCTACCGCTGGCGTATTCACTGGATGCCCCAGCGGAGCGACTCAAATAACCTCCAGCAACGCCACAAGCGCAGTATCCGGGAATATTGGTAGTGGTAATGTAAGAATACTATTCAATCGCGGGGAAACTTTTGACGCGGCGACGGCGGTAAATATCAATCAAGCCGGGCCTGGAATGCTTGGCGCTTATGGAACCGGAGCGAAACCGATCATTCGTGCTACTACACCAACAACCGGAAATATTATTTTACAAGGGAGTAATGCAGCTTCGGATTGGCGCATTGTCGATCTTGATATTAATGGCGCATCTGGTACTAATAGCGAAGCCTTTACCGGATTCGCCAATATTAGTAAATTTTTGTTATTGCGCGTGGATGCACACCATATGCAGTTTGGTGTGCGATTAAGCCTGTCGGGAGTATTCAACGCAATTCCAAGCGCGGTTACTATCGCGGATTCAACATTTAAAACATTGATAGGAACTAGCGGACCTAATACTTTATTGGGTTCGGTTACAGGATTTTCATTTCTAGGAAATTTTGTAGATAACGCAACAGCAGGTGAGCATGGATTACGCTTCAGCTATTTGAATAAAGGGCTTATCAGTAATAGCACCATTCAAAATATTGCTGATGGAAAAACGAATTTGACCATTAGAGGACTTACATTTTCAGGTGGGGCATTGTTTCCAGCAGGGATTTATACTCAAAATATTGTTGTGTCTGATAATCAAATTATTGGTTCATCTACACAATCGGGGCAAGTGGGTATAGGCCCGCAATGTAATACCTGCGATGAACGCCAGCGTAATATTATTTTTGAGCGCAACTATACAAGTGTTGCAGGATCAAGCGGGTACAACGCCGCCTTTAATTTACAAGGTCAATTAACAACAGTAAGAAACAATATTTTTAATTTAACTCGCGGCGATGCTATTCAAGTACAGCCAAGCGGCCCCGCGCCAATTCCGCAAAATATTTACATTTATAATAATTCTAACTATTTTTCTGGAACTGGCATTAGTAATCTTACTGCATTGACCGCCGATGGAAATACTTATGGCGCGTTAGGTAATATTGGCGCGGTATCTATTATCAACAATCTTTCCTATGCACCAAACGCAAGTTCGGCGGATATTAATACCACTACGTTAAATGGTGGGACTGTTGGCCCAGTTACTTTAACCACTAACACAACTACGCCCAAAACAGATGATCCCCATTTCACTACTCAACCACCAACAACAGCAGCGGGATTTGAGCCAACTACGGGCTACGCGATCAACGGCGGCACTTCCGTACCTGTATGGTCAGACTTTTTTCTAGTGACGCAACCGGCAACCCGCACAATTGGAGCAGTTAATCCATGACAACTCCGAATAACAATGTTCCAGTAGCAATTATTACAGATGCTATGTTCGATGCAGGGCTTCTCCGACAGGGGCAGGCACCGAGTGGAAGTCAAATCGCAACGAACATGCGGAAGTTGAATGATGTTGCTGTATTCTTTCAGACGAAAGGATTGAAGCTTTGGTTGAACGAGGACAAGGAAATAACTCTTGTAGAGGGGACAGGATTTTATAATCTTGGTCCTGCGCTTGCCGGAGCAAATGTAATCATGAATGAGAAGCCTCTTCGAGTGATCGAGGCGTATTACTCGAACTCAGAAGGAGTGAGGCAACCGTTAATTCCACCGCCGGGTTCGATATCACTTCCGCCTTCAGCCCCTTCATCATAGCAATCTGCCGAAGCGGAGATTTAGTCGCTGTTACCCACAACAGCATACCATCAATGTTCTGAACCGACTCCTGTGACGAACAGCCATAATCAACCTTCGCACCCTCTACCCGCCCAAGTGAACTCCCACTCGCGTTCCCCGCATCATAGAACAACTCCACGGACCACTGTTTAAAGTCCACCACATACACAAGTTGCTTGCCCAAGGCGATGTTAAAGTCCGGCTCTATCTGCGCGATGATTACATCCAGCGCATCCCAGTTAACCGGGTCGTTCGTATCACTTCCCTGAATCGCCCCACTACTAGTAACCGCTACGTAGGTTATTCCATTAAGATAAGCCCAGCCCTTGCAGAAGGCTGCCGGGAACTGTGCGTCAATTATCTCAACAAGCCCCGCTCCAGCGTCATAGTTATACGCCTTCACTCCATTCCCTAATTGCATCTTCGGCGTAGCGCCGAGGCACTGATCAAACCTATAAACTCCATTCGCTGTATTCACCGTTCCGGCGAGCGCTACTCCATTTTTATAAACCGTAGCTCCGAATATCGAATAGATGTCCCCCAGCCAGTTAAACACTCCCAGCCCTGCTGCATCTCCCGCGGGGGGCCTCGACGATTCCGCCAGCCCCGGCCTCCGATAAAGTTGATAAGTATTATCTTCTTGTTTCTCAAGAAAACAGTTCACCAAACGCGCGTCCTTATCCGTACTAGTCGCCCGGTTCTCCGGACTAATAGTAAGCGGCAACCGCTTCGGTATCTGAACCGTCTGTGCCTGTTGTGCCATTTAATGCCCTATTTTCCCGGAAACACCGGCCCAAGTAAGCACCGCAAGGCCAGCAAGCCCAAGCGCATATACCGCAAGTCGGAGCGTTCCTTTTCCAACCTCTCTTTGGAAGTTTTCCCAGACAATCTCCGCCGACCTCTCCGCGATTCTCTCAAGCTGATCTTCACTGAGTTCAAGTTGTCTCCGTTCGGTCACTTTATATTCCTTTAACGAAAGCTGCCGGTTACATACTGAGCTCTCGGGTCAGGAGTAAACTGAGTGGGCGCATCTTCCACGTCCCAATCCTCAAGAGCGATGCGGTATTTTTCTGCGTTGTTCGTACATCTTTCCATTATCGCCTGAGGTTGGCCGGTACAAATATCTTCTGCAAGACCCCACCGAAGCGCCATCCGCCATTCGGTAGGAAAGCTCATCGTTTCGGTGATGTTGATTACTTGGGGGACTTGTTTCTGAATAATCAAATGCGCGGTGCCAGTCGCGGCAGTCGCATCAGGGATCATCCAGAAAAAGACCTTTAACAAATTTTGTTGCTTGTTGACGAAGTAAGAGTTGAGTGCTCCGGTTTGATCCACTTGCGACAGCTGAACATAATCATTCCAGGCGAGTGGAATTAACGGTTGCCTCACTCCTTCTGAGTTCGAGTAAT